TCCCATTCACATCATACTTACCACCCAACTCCTCACGCCAAGAACGAAACTCGGTCATTACCTCACTACCATACCGAGCAAAGAACCCCTCATCATCGGTTTCGTATTTCTGCGTGTATCCACGAGCAACAAACCACTCCAAGAACTCATCAAGAGGATTGCGATTGAACTCGGCAAGTTGCTTGTGGTATTCCGTGTGAGGAATAATCCATCTGTTCCAACCATCAAGATTACGACGCATCAAGTAGGAATACAAGGAAAGCAACGCATTATCCTTGTCCCAAGTTGCCGAGAATGTGTTGAAATATTCCCAGTTTTTCTTGAACTCATCACTCATCTTGATAATCATATTACGGCGTTCCTCCTCCTCTAATTTTACTGGGTCAAAGGAGTTGGTTGGCGTAATGAAACGATGGAATGATTGAATGACGAATGGTTTAATACCCTTGTCGTTGATAGTCATTTCAGGGTCAGTAATGAGTGCTTTGATTTTGTTTTCACTCCCAAAGGAATTACGCTTATCACATTCACTCAATACTACCAACAACGAACTCGCCATCAAGGGATTAAAGTTGCCCCATACATCTCGTTCAGGTTGCGATGTTTCAAAATACCCACCACCCATTATTTTCTTGATGGGTGTAAGAGCAATTGTTTTTCCTGTTCCTTGTTTTCCTGTGATGATGAGATGAGTTGATTTCTCCGCTGGTCTTTGTAGCAAATGTGCGAACCAGTTGATTACATACTCGTAAGCAGGTTCATCGTAATCAGTCATTACTTTAATGTGGTTCAACCACATATCAACTGCTTTCTTGTCGTAGTTCTCATTCTCCTCGTCAATATCTCTGCCGTGAAACTCACTTGGTTTCCACAAGTTCAAGGTGTAAGGGGAACAATACAAAGGTGGAGGTAGGATTTCACTCTGTTCTTTTCGTTGAATGGAATTGTCCTCAATCCATTCTTTAATGAACTTGGTTTTGATGCGTTTTCCAGTCCTACCCACTTTCATATACGATTGATGTTCGTAAGCAGCTACAAGGTCGCTCCTGTTGAATATCTTGTATCCATCAAAGCGTTCATCACCATTCGGCAACTCGGTTGTGAGTTTCTTGAAATAGTTGCTTGTGTTGATGATTTTCGTGTGCGTTCGTTCAAATCGTTCTTTCCAAATGAGATACTCTTGGTCGGTGTTGTTGAGTTCCTCGTCATCACCAGTCATCTCGGCAATCGCATTCGCCATCGCAGCATTCTCCTCTGCTTGGATTGCCTCTAATGGATTGACTACATTCGCAACAATCATCTCCCTACGAGCATTAATCAAATCCAACTGAATAGTCCAATCCTCATAGGGTTTTACCTCAATACGCATTTTGAAACCAGTTTTTTCAAAGATGTAATCATTAACGCCTTGAATGTGGAAAGCAACATCGGTGTAGGGTGGTGGTGGTAGTGTAGTAAATCCATCATACGCAAGAGCAAGTCTGCGAGGAACAACAATTTCGTTGTCTAATCCATACTGGTATGCTTGATACAAACATTCGTTTTCAAATATACCGAGTATGTAAGAGAATGCCGAATTATCCATACTCCACGCAGCACTATCCGCTTTCTTTACTCGTTCTCGCAATTCAGGGTTCGCCTTGACGAGTTTTTCTTTGAGAGCATTCACCTCCTTTTTCAATCCCTTATACCAAGTATGTCCCATATCCCATCGTTCCCAGTTTTTACACATCATCGGCATTTCATTTTTCGCAGGTTTTCCGTCCAAAATACCACCTTTGCGAATACCTGTGTTCCTGTCCTTGTCGCCTTTCGCCCAACATTCCAATCCTCCGCCGTAAAGGCAAGAATTAATGAGTTTCTTGATGTGGTCTTTTTGTAGTGGAGGGTGTCCCTCTACGGAATGGTGTTCGCTTAATATTTTTATAATCGGTTTTTTGTCTTTGACCCATTCGTCAAGATGAGGTGTAGGAATACGCATTTTTACTCCAATACAGGACAGGATTGTAGGGTGTGATGCTACGAAATCGTAATCTACCCAAGAGTAGTAATGGTAAAAGGTGTTTCTAATGTTTCTCGCCAAGCAAGTCAGTCCCAAATCATCGTTGGAGTAAAAGCGTCCAAGACCCTTTTTTTGATGATACAAGATTTCCAACTTGTCGCCGTTTTTGATTAATCGCATTCGTTTTTTTAGTAGTGTTTTGCTTTCAGGAGTGAAACGAGGGATTTCTCGGTCAAAAGGAGCATCACCCCCATCTCCGTTCTTTTCCTTAACCCAGAGAGGTTCATCGTTCTCGTCTTTTTTCTGCCTGATTTCCCAGTTGCCGTCAATCTCAACATACTCATTATCAGGGATTTTGAATGTGGAGTTGTCGTCCAGTATCAATTGTGCTAAATGAGGGTCTAAATCCTCTTGAAACTTGCCGTGAAACAAAGAGTAATCACGAGCATCAACAACAGCAAGGTCAATTCGTCCGTCTTGTGAAAGGTAGTCCATCGTATATACTTATATAAGATAATAATTCTTTAAGTCTATTTTCTTGATAATATTGATATAAGCAATATCAACATTTTCTTTTCAATTTTATAAGAAATGATGTGATGGAATTATTCCTAAATATAAGGGAGTGGTGTAAAAATGAATAAAAAAGAGTTATTCATTTTTGCTAAATAGATTATTCCTAAATAACAAGGGTCGTCGGTCGTGCCTCGTGTGCTTGTTCTATTCGTTGCTCCTTGCGAGGTTTCAAAACATCTTTGTAATATGCTCTGCGTTTTGCTAAAAAGGCATCATATTTATCTGGGTCAGTTTTCATTTTTGCTAAATATCTTGTCTGTTTATCTTTGACTTTTTCTGGGTTCTTTTTTTGATATTTCGCCACATTTCTTAAATGCGACTGATACATTTTTTCCGCAGCGGTTAGGTTGGGGGAAACATTCTCTTTGTTTTCGTCCATCTTGTCTTTATAGTATAGACTTATATAAAAAAATCTCTTTAAATATGTTTAGTAAGTAAAGTATATATATGGGTTAATTGGAAATGACCTTACACCCATCACTACCAACACCCACACCATCAGGAGGCGATGGAAACCATTTCTGCGGTTTTAATTTCGTCCTCCTTCGCCATTAGTTTCTCTTCTTCTGCCTTAATGTATTCGGCAGTAAGTTCTTTTACTTGGTCTTTTACTTTTGGGACTTTTTCACCAAAAATATATTCGGTTTCTGCTAATTCTTTTGCTTGGGAATGGTGTTCTCTAATTGCGTGAATATTTTGTGGTCTAAATAAGACAAGACGACCACCTAATTTCTCAACTCCAAAATGGTAGATTTTCTTGTCGCCACGCTTACATACTCCCTCAATATCATCGCATTCTATTCCCTCAATAGAACCTGTGTATTTAACAAAGAAAAAACCATCTTTGCCTTTTAGTTGTATATCTACTACACAACCCACAAAATCCCAACCTTGATTAGCATACCAAGTGCTAATAGCGAGTGGTTCGCCCTTGTAATCGCAAGACCAAGAAACTTGCGTGTAGTCGTCGTTTTCTCCTAAACTTTGAGGCATATATAATCTAACAAGATAAAAAATTAATCTAATTATCCCAAAAAGGAAGATGTGCTAAATCTGTATAAGGTTTTCCTTTTCGTCCTCGTCCAATAAATCTTTGGAGAAATCTATCACTTGCTATTTTCGCCAATCGGTCTTCTTCTCTGCGTTCGTAATCACTTAAAGCAGCTCTGCGTTTTCGTTCTGCTTCATCTGCTCTCTTCTTTTGGTTCTTGCGTTCCATTTCTCTCTTACCCTCTGCTAATTTCCTCATCGCAGTTTCTTTTGCCTTTATCACTTTACCAGGCACATCTTCTCCCATCATTCCCTCTTGTTGTTTATATAATTTCTGTCGCTCCACCTCCCATTTTCTACTCATTTTCCTTCTAATCTTATCTAATTGGGTGTTAATATTTTCACGATGATACTCCTCTCTATCGTAATTGGGAATATCTGCGTTTATATCATCTCGGTCTTGCTGTGTTAATGCTCTCTGTATAATATCGTCCCAATCCGCCTCACCGAATATAGACCACGCTTTTATCTGGTATTCTCCTGATGGTTTCCATTTCTTATTTTCAGGCACATCTCTATAATAAATCCCCTCTTCTCTATACATTCTGTATGGTGAATAAGGGTCTATATCAAAGTTCTTAAAAAACTCTGCTTCGTTGTCGTAGATGTATTTCTCTACTTTATTTACCGATGCTTGTAGTTTCTGGATTGCTTCTGCTCGTTTCCGCACTCGCATTTCAGCAGTCCATTCCACTTTTTTATCATTATCTCGTTGGTATTTCTCTTTCTGTGCTTCGGTCATCGTTCCCTCTTTTTTTGCCTTTTGTATTTCTTCTCGTTTCTTCTTATTAGAGGCAAGAGTTTTCAATCGCTTTGCTTCTTTCTTCTCCTCTTCGGTGGCGTATTTACTGGGACGACCAGCTTTGCGTTTCACAGGTGGAGGGTCAATTGCTTCCGCCATACTGACGGCATCTGCTTTTAATTTCTCAAAATTATCTACGATTACCAGTTTCCTCTTCTTCTTTTTAGTATCCTTGTAAGCGGTAGATACAGCAGGGTCTTTAATCGCAACCATATAGGTTGTATCATTCTCCTTCGCCCAATCCCTCACAAAGTTCGTCCAAGCGTTTCCTTTTTTCGTTTCCTCGCTCATATACTATACCTAAATATTATTTTCCATCGCAACCACATCTATTCTGGATATAATCTACCAATTGTGGTTTTCCAGCACCAGTAAGACGGAAATTGTCGTATTTCTTGGGGAGCGACTTGATAATGGTTTTCAATTGTTTCTTGGTGAGTTTCTCGTAATCTCTGCGATTAAAAGTAGGCATCTCATATCCTTTTCCAACTTCCACATCAACTCTGTCTAAAACTCCTGTGCCGTGTTCTTTGATTAAATTGAGAGATTTTGATGGAATGGTTAAATCTGCGTCTAATACGCCTTTTGCTGAAACTGGGTCTAATGTGGTGCGGATATTGGTTTCATTCGCTTTTTCTCCGTGCTTACTTTTATAACTATCCCAACCAATTCCAGTCGCTTTATTTAGATTGATTATTTCCTTACTATCCTCACCTACATCACTCGCAATTTTCGCACCGAGCGAATGACCTAATGTAGTGGTATGGTCTTTGCCGTATTTTGCCTCTGCTTTTTTTTGAATATCTTTGGAATGTTGAAATCGCTTTGTTCCACTCATTTTCCAACCCAACGCCATTTTTAGATTATTACCCCAATCGTGAATACCTTTTGACCCTCTGTGGATTACTACGGCATCGTGAGTTGTAGGATTGTAATATACAGATACACGCTCACCTGAAAGACTTTCATCTCGGTTGTATCCGTCAATCTCTTTGGGTGCTTTGCCTTTATTAGCGTAAGATGCGTCTAAAAACTTACGAATGAGTTTTGTATTCATACTACCACCCTTTAAGAGTTCGTAAAACTCACCAGTTCCTCCATACATCTCTGTTCCGTATCCTTTCCCAACAAGATTGGCGTGAGTAATATGCGTTGTTGTTGCTCCTTCTGGGTCTTTACATCTACCCTGCTTGGGTAGAAACAACCCTTTTTTATCCATCGCCCTTACTTGATTTATATTTTGAATACCAAAATTAATAATCTTTTCTACATCTGGGTCGTATTGATTATCAGGGTCGGCAAAAACATTTGTTCCTGTTCTGTTCGGCATTCTATCTCCTGAATGGACGATGTAGGATAAATCCCTGAAAAGACATTCGTTCATTTTCCCTTTGATGTTTTCATTTATATACGAGCGTAGTTCCGCAGCTTTACCTTTTTGTTCCGCACTTGCTCCTCCTACCTGTTTCCTTTGCCTACGATGTTTTTTGGTTTCGGTAATAACGAGTTGGACTGGTTCGTCATTCGTATTTGATTGAAATAATACCATTATATATGTATAATGAGATTATTATAATGAAAAAGATGCTAAATTAAAGGAAACGAGAGGGCATATAAGCACCAGCGGTAATAGCAGTTCTGTATCCCTCTCCGTATCCAGTCGGCATTCTATATCCTTTACCTTCGGTGGTGGGGGTCTTGGGTGTGCGTCCTTTCTTTTTCTTCGTCATTTTGGGAGCACCATCATCGCCATCATCATCGTCATCACCCATTTCACCAGGCGTAGCGTAAGGGTCAGCAGGAGTGCGTCTGCCTTGTCTGCGTAATCCCTCTTGGGTAAATGTTCCAATTAAATCACCTGTTCCTTGTCCCTCTAATCTTTGTTGAATACGGATAAGGTCGTCCTTAATTCCAGTAATAACTGCTCTAAATCTTTGTAGCGAGGAGGGTTGGAGATAAGTAGCAGAACTATCATCTATCCCTTTTACCGCACCGACCATCTGGTCGTTTAATCCAGAAATAGTTTGTTGCTGTTCTGTGTTGAAAATAGCGATGCTTGGGATTTGTTGATACATATAATTCAGTAATGCTCTTGCTTCCTTTTCAACGGCAGATGTTCCACCAATAAAGCGGTCAATTGCTTTACTACCGAATTGAGATACGCTTGTGTGTCCTAATGTAAGTTGATTTTGGATTTCACCAAGAGAGGCAATAATGGAAACCATTTTCTCGTAGATGTAGTTATATTTGTCCTGAATATCGCCTTCCAGTCCTGCGGTTGTTTCAGTTCCTTTATAAGTCTTTTTCAAGTCCTTAACTACACGCTTATTTACCGAACGGAGTTCATTTAACTCGTATGCGTTGGGGTCTAAAAATTGAGGCATTATATACTATACTAACATTATATAATGACTAAATACTTAATATAATCCGTGTTCTTTCACATATTTACTTGCTTCAATCATTTTCATACCTTTATCTTTCATCACTTTCTTTACGATTTCTGCTCGTTTTGCTCTGCCTCCGCCAGTTGCCTTGACGACATCTTTCGCAGCGGTATTGACTGATTTCTTAACGGATTTCTTTGCGGCTCTACCGACTTCTTTCAAGAGGTCTTTTCCAGCAGACTTGCCTCTCTTCTTAACTTCATCAAGAGCGACTTTTCCCATCTTCTTTGTGCTTTCAATTACATCACCAAGATTAATACCGCCCTTTACTGCGGCTCCGTGATGGACTTGTCCGTCTTTTCCTAAATAAGCACCGACCACAGCACCTCCTTTCTTTCCCTTTGCTCCTCTTTCAAGGAACTTACCCATATTAAAGGGTTTGCCGTATTGTTCTCGTCCAGCAGCCATCATTAATGGTAAGGCAATAGGAGCGATTTCCTTTGCGACATCAAGAGTTCCAGTAAATCCTTTCTTGAAACCTTTACCAAAGTCTTTCCAGAACGAACCACCCTTAAACTTTTTCATCGCTTTTTCAACCATTTCTACCTTATCTTTCATCGTTTTAAGAGGGCGACCAGCTCCCATCATCAAGGGAACGGCAATAGGAGCAACTTGTTTGACTACATCAAGGGCATCTTTGAACCAATTACCACCAGCAATACATTTCTTTTCAAGTGCTTTTACTCGTCTTGCTCCGCCGAATGATTTATATATATCGTAAGCATCTTTTCCAGTCTTGGCGACATCAAGAGCGGTCTTTGCTCCTTTGGTAATATCACTCATCTTGAACTTACCTCCTGATGAAACACCACCAGAGGTCGCTCCACCGCTTACTGCTTTATACATATCGTAAGCATCTTTTCCAGTCTTGGCGAGGTCAAGAGCGTCCTTTGCTCCTTTGGTTAAATCGCTAAATGAGAACTTTCCGCCAACTGCTCCGTCCATTCCAGCATATCCTCTTGCTCCTCCTGAATGAACTGCTAAACCTGCGTTCATACTAACAGGAGGGTAAGCAGGAGAGTTTCCATTCAAAATGTATTTCTCGTGTCTAACTCCACCTACAATTTGTTCTTTGGGTGAATGAAAAGCATCGGCATTCCTGTATCCCATCGGTGAGGGGTGATACGCATTATAAGAGTGCGTCCATCGTTCTTTATCCATATCTCTTAAACGAGATACTAATGCCTTGTTGTAAGGCGTGTCGTAAGTGATGTTTGTCTGGGGCATCTTTATAATATATACCAGCATTTTTAATTGAGAGGCATATTAAATAATTAATATGTCTATCTAAAACTATCCTTATTTTGGAATGAGTGTAGGGTGTAAGGTGTAGGGTCTATTATTTTTAGTCTGTAAAGAAATGATGGACTACCTCTCAACAATCCCTAAATGAATGGAAACCCACCTTACACCAATCACCATACACTATTTAACAAAGTCTATCGGCAAGTTTTCCACCGCTGGAAACTCCGCCACTTGGGACACCACCACTCATCACACCACCACGCTTTTCGCAAAATCTTTTGACGATGCCGTGTAGGGGCATATTAAGCATATTTCCACCCACCATTCTTGCGATTTCAGCAGATTTCATCGCTGATGCCTGTTGGCGAGATTTAGCACCCAATACCATCTCCTTTGTGAGAATACCAGTATAGATTGCGGATACGCCCTGTTGAGTAGTCATTATACCGCTATTGACGGCGACAACACAGATTTCAGGGGTAATCGCAGCTCCACCAGCGGCGGATACTGTGTTGGTTGCTCCAACTTGAAACTGGAAGTTGTAGTTTCCAAGAGAACCACAGGTAATATAGTCTGGGAGTGAAAGGTCGTAAGCAGGGTTGATTACCAAGAGAGAACCAGTAGTGTTGATGTTAGAACCTTTACCAGTTCCACCAACGGCAATATTAGCAACACCGCTAAACTCACGCCAAGATTGGGTAGAACCATTCTTAACAGAAAGTCGCCACAAGTCGTAGGCAGAAGCAGAGGAAAGAAGACCAGACTGGTTATTAAGATTGATAGAAATGTTATTCACAGAAAAGAAACTATCAGCGTCCTCAATAGTCATACTACTCATAGGTTTTCTTACATTAATGATAAACAAGTCTGGGATTTGGTTAATTTGAAGATTGCTTGATGTAAGTGTTGCTGATGCTTGGGCGGCTACTGCTGTGGTATTAGCAGAAGAAGTCAAGTATCTTGGGAAGTCCATATAAGGAACAACATTCTTGGTTTCAATCAAGTCGCTTGGTTGAGTAGAAAGGAACTTTAATAGGAGAGCAGGAGCGGAAGGTTGGTTAAGAACCCCAGCAATAGCAGTAGAGGAAGTGAAACCATTAGGGTTGGCGGCAGTTCCAAGAGAAATAGCAGTAATGTATGGAGAGGAAGTGCTAAACAATCTCTTACAGGTTGCGTCAATATTGAATGTGAAAGTCATATTGTTTATTCCTAAAAGACCTTGCTGATTGTATTCAGGGTCGCCGAAAATGAAAGGAGAAAGGAAAAGGGGTTCAGCAACAACGGTGCTGATTTCAATAACGAAAGTATCAAGAGGGTCGGTGGAGATAAGACTATCATCTTGACCTCCTGCGGTGATGGTATGGACGACACTCATACTAATAGGGTGAGAACCACGAGGAACTTGGTCTATATCGTAGGAGGCGTTGGAGTATCCAGCAAGAGGGTTGTTGTTTGCTCCCACAGCATCGCCGTATCTTGCGTATGCTTGGTCTGGGAGAGAGGGAGTGGTGCTGTTAAATCTGTATAACTCACGAGAGTTGTTAAGACGAAGCAATTGGGGAAGAATATCTTGAAGATTGACGGAAACGGCGGTGTTGTTAATTTGGGCGGTCGCAGTCGTCATTAGTGAAGATAGGGGGAATGGGGCGAGGGCACTATCAGCACCATAGTTAAGTGCTAAATCGCCATTAGGAACGCCAGTAGCAGTAAGAGTGAAACTAATACCTGATGTAAGAAGAACATCACGACCAATTACGACATTCTCACTTGGGACTTGAACCGAGAATATAAGCGAGGAATTGGAAGCAGATGTGGAGGGAAAACGCTGGTATGTGGTCTGGGAAGCACCAGATTTGACGGCAAAGTCTAAATCGCTGGTAATATCACCAATCACACTATCACGCACAAGGACAGTTTTGAAGTCGCTCATCTTTATAATATACAACGAGATTTTAAAAATTGTATATTATAATTTAATGTTCCCTAAACTATTCCTATTGGGATTGCTTATATGAACCTTTCTTTAAGAAAGCAACTTTGATGGTAATTGCCTCTCCACTCGCCAATCTAAAAGGATTTAATTTACCGAACTTATCTTTCCAAAAGACCGAAATATCAATATTGCTTAAAGGTCTATTTCCGTAGAGAGTAATTAGGCGATATTCACTTGTAGGATTATAGACGAGATTTGGTTTATATTGTCCTGTATCACTCACTAAATCTGTAATGATATTGGCGAAATCACTATTAGAACCTCCTAAAACTAACTCCTGTTGATTGTTATACACAAGAGGGGTGGATACTTGATTTGGTTGAATGGGTAGGGTATTTGATGTAAATACTAAACCTACAATTGGAGAGAAATTAGCAATTGTGCTATATTCCTGATAAACTGCTACTGCCGTCCAAGTCGTAGGAATAGGAGCAACAGGAGGAGGATTGGGGGTAATTACCATAGTGTCTAAACCTCCTATATTAAATGGTTCAAAAAGGAAGTTCTTGCCGAGAAGGGAAGCATCATATCCTAAATATTTGGTGGGGAAGGAGGGGAAAAGTCCGTAAAGTGGGGCATTAAAATACAACTGAATAGGGGCATATCCAGCAGGAGGAACAACTACGCTTGTTGGGAAATAAAAGTAATATCCAGCTGTATCAAAATATAACACGGCACTATCGCTGGTGCTGTCCCAAGTCATTACAGGAGCAAAAGAAGATGGGAGAGTAGCACCACCAGCAGTCGCAGCAGTTTCAAGTGCGGCGTATGCGGTTTGTAAAGTTCTATTAATTAACAGAGGGAGAACCGAGTAGTTATACACATTATAATATCCACCTCCGTTGCTTTGTATTTTTGTTGCTGTTGCTGACGGAGGAGGAGGTAATACCGCAGCGGCATTTTGCGGAGTAAATTGGACGAAAGTTTCGCCTGATGTATAGGTTGTTCCGCTCACAGGGTCAGTATAATCAAGCGTCAAGGAATAAATCGTTAAATCTCTGTCCCCCTGATTGGGTTGGATACTTGGGATAAATACAGGTAGAGTTCCAGTTTCAATAGTGAAGCGAAGTATGCTTAAATAATAATCTTCTGGGTTCATCACGAAAGGGTTTGACCTCTGTTCGTTGAAATAAAAGACTGGTGGGTCTGTCGTTGTGCTTTGAAGGTTGCTGACTGTTATATCAAAGTAAATCTGGTCTGGTGCGACAGCATTCTTTACAGGATTGAGTTGCGACATCTATATATATAGACCAAGATAAAAAGGTGCTAAATATATAGATTATTTGGAATTAGGCAACAGAGGCGAAGGGTTGGAATGCCTTAATTATAATAGGCATCTCGTATCTCTTGGGGACTTCACCATCAAGAGCAATTGTTCCGCTGTATGCCGACCCAGCGGTAGGTTGAGAAATATTGTCTGGTGCTTGGGTTGTGGTAATGTTGAAAACACCCAGAACTGGTGTGTTATAAGGGACAAAAGTATCATCTGTATCCTGTGCCCCAGATTGACCTCCACTCGTGTCGTTGTCCGCAACTGAACGACCACTATTTACCAGCGAAGTCCAAGCACCTCCGCTCTGTGTAATGCCGTATGCGTTGCCCTCTACATCGTCCTTATTGGGTAAATCAGGCATATTTGCCTCTGTTAAGGTGAAAGAGAGATTTGCTGTTCCTGCTAATCCAGCATCAACCACACCAGTATTCGTCCCTTTATAAAGAGGTAATTTACCATCACTACCAGTATCACTACCAGCTACATTCGGTAAGAGAAAATTAGCAGGGTCGCTTGGAGTGCCGAATTGAGTTCCTAATATATCGTAGAGTGCTGGATACTTACTGATTTCTAATTCTTGACCTGCTACTTTTAACCAACCAGAGGGGGGATTGTTCCCACAATAGAAGGTCATACAACCAATAGGAATGGGGTAATCATTATCGCCTAAAAGTCCTTTTGCCGACATCTTATATTATAACATTACATTATTTTTGTTATAGTATAATCAATTAATCTTTTAAGTGTAGGGTGTAGGGTGTAGGGTATGTTTTAATTCAATTGGTAAAGAACAACACCGACCACCATCATCTCTCTTAAATGATTTGAAACCCACCCTACACCATACACCATACACTCATTCCTACACTTACGCATTTGTAAAAACTTGACTACTCAAAACACGAATAATAGGCACAATCTCAAAATTAGGAGGGTCAAAAGTTCCCTGATTGATGGTTGCGGTAATATCTATTGGTGTCCCCAGTCCAGTAGCAGGGTCAGCGTTGGGAGCATTATAAGTCGCACGAGGGAGGATTTCATCACTACCCAGACCACCGAGATTTTGGTAATTCACATCATCACGCAAAAACCTATCACCTGAACCACCTGCTCGTTTCAAAGTATTACTATTACTATAAACGATTGTGCCGTAGTTTCCTGCTCCATCGTTCCTGAAATATTCGCCCTGTATTTTGGTCTTTGTTGCGTCGCTTGAATTATCATACGCAAGAGGAAAAGTGGGGAGCATTTGAGGTGTGATGGTAAGTTCTGCTGTGCCGATAGTTGTCTGCGTAGATGCGTTGTTAAAACTTCCTGCGGCTTCTCCTCCTACAAGAAGACCCTTGTATGTTCCAGCACCATCAGGGTTAGGAAGATTAGGTAAGTAAAAGTTTCCTGCGGCAGGTGGAGTAGCGATGTTTTTGTCGTATTTATTTCCGTCGTTGAAAAACTTATAAAGTTCTGGATAGTCGGCAATAGCAACTTGTCTTCCGTCGCAGACTAACCAACCGCTCGTTGCCTCCAAGTTTGCTTGTAAGTATGGTTTTGAACTATCATTACACCACATCATTATACTACCAAGAGGTAGAGGAAATCCGTTCAGTCCTTCTGTTGATAAAGCACTCATCTTATAATATAGAACTACATTATATTATAAAATTATATCCCTAAATTAGTATGTGGGTTTTGGATTAGGAATAAATCCTGAAAGTTGCTTGGTGTCCTCGTAGATGTATTCTGTTCCTCCACCCTGACCCTGACTATCAATAGCAGCTTTCTCATCTGCGGCATCTTGTAAGTTTTCTGCGTTTTGTGTGTTGGTGTAAGAGCGGACAGCATTCTTTAATGCGGTATTCGCACTTTTCAAGTTTGCTTCGTTGGTTGCTTGTTCGTTAATCGCAACTCTGTTTCCGCCTATTTTGTAAGAACTCTGTGCTTTAATGAGATACACACAAGTCATACCTCCGTATCTTACCTCGTGGTCTGCGTTGAGTTTTATATCACCTACCGCAGTAGGGTTAGGATTGGAGAACTCTACATTCATACTATCAAGAGTAGATGTTGCCCCAGTTTCACTTGACGCATTCAGTCTAACAATTCTGGGCGTATTTGTTCCATCTACATTTGTAGCGGCGTATCTACTACCAGTATAATCACCACGAGCATTCAAAGTTCTACCCTCAACGCTATTTTGGGTAGTAGGATATACCTGTGAGAAATTAGTGTTTGTTAGAGCAGGAATATTCGCAGGTAATATACCAGGCAAAGCGTCGCTTGAATGAATAGTTGGTTTCAATATTGCGTTAGGACTTTCAGCATCAACTTTCAAAGTGGAATTAGGAATGAGATAAACTGGTTCATCGGTCGCTTGTGCGACGGAGGAAAGTTGTGGTAGATAGAATGAACCATCAACGGCAATATTACTGCCCTGAAACTGGTTTCCAATTAGTCTGTATAGTTCTGGATAATCTGTTTTCTTAACAGGCGAACCATTACACCACAAAAAAGTTGAGGGAATAAATCGTTTCAATCCCATATATGGGAATATACTGCCGACTGGGAGCGGAAAAGCAGGATTAGCACACGCTTCTTCTAAACTCATCTTATAGTATATCCAGACATTAAAAAAAAGGGTTCTTTTTATTTAACTTACAAAACATTACTATCTAATTAATCTACGCTACAATTCTCTCCTAAATCATTAAAGAGTGGGGTCAATCATCAGGATATAGTTCTTACCATCAAGAACACCCATCGTTTCAGGGGGAAAGTTCTGCTCGTCCATTCTGCGAGAGTAAAAGGCAACACGACACTTGCGTCCATTTACCTCCACATCAGCCCATCTGCTCCCAAGAAATCCATTAGACCAGTTGCCGAACTTACCATTTACCTTGTGCTTGTTGGTAAATAACCACTTTTTCATATCATCTTGGGTCTTTGGAATGCTCCACCAGCTCGTAATGGTGTCTGCTTGTTTCTGTCCTACCTCCTTTGGGTGCGTAGCGTAGGGATTGAGGAATGTAGCAGTCGTGGTGAGAACGCTTAAAGGTTTTTCAACCAATAGTTTCACATACACCTCCAACTCCTTTCGGCGTTTCGCCAACAACTCCTCACCACCCTCACGCATACACATCGGCGTTTCGGTGCTTATCTTTCCAGTTCCGCAGTCCATTACTCGGCATTTATCCTTAACATCATCGTAGTTCATTTTACTTGTGCTCGTCATCTTGTCTATTGTTGCTTATAGATTATATCAATATTTTATTTCAATTTTTTACGAAATGATGTGATGGAATTAATCTAAATATAAGGAAATATATAAGAAATAATCTAATCTATACAAGAAATAATATAGAATACCAAAATAGATTATATCATATTGATTATTGTATGATATAATTTTAAAATTATTACCTATATAGTATAGTAATAATCTAAAATACAATAAAAAAAGATTACTTGAATTAATCTAACTTACATTTTATAGAAATAATCTAAACTACCTAATCTACTACCTACATTATACTCCATACTCTCTCCAACATTTTCTCCTTATCCACATCTCCCATCACTCTAATCCCACCAATCTCCACCACATCAGGCAGACTGATAAATAGACGAGCAAAGTCCTTACTGCTAATGCCTACGAGTTCAACAAAACCTTTCATATTCGCAGGTTTAATGGAGCGACCGCTACTACAATCGTAGGCGTTCCCTTTTTGTATCCAACAATAGTTCTTACATTTCATCTTAAATACCACGATGGAATTGGTCGTTCGCTTTGAGTTGTTGCTGGGTAAAAGTCATTTTCAATTGTTAATTGTTAATTGTTCTTGTTTTGATGCTATACACAAGTAAGCGTATTTTTATTTCAATTTTCTACGAAATGATGTGATGGAATTAATCGGTTATACGAGTGAAATAACAGATTAATATGATTTTATAACCGAGAGATGGTCTATTGGAATATAGATGTGCGGTTTCTCGTCCCAAGACACACCTGCTCTACTAAATGCTTCTACATCGTAGGTTTTGAACTTGTCCTCGTCATACTTGATGTATGCGAGGCAGTCTGTATAATTAAAAATTAGATAGACAGGTTTATCACTTCCTTCGGTCTTGTTCTTCGTAATCATCGTGGTAGGATATGCTTTCATCTTATTCGTGCGGCTCTTGACCTCGTAGTTATACTCGTCGTCCGTGTAATCATATTTAGCATATCTGCCTTCTGTCGCCTGAACTTCTCTGCCGAAATGCTCTCGTAAGAGGGGTAGGAGTTTCACCTCCTTTGCTTTTCCGTATCTGTATGAGTTTTCCCAATTTACCATCTATACTATACAAACATTTTATTTTTGCCTAAACCTTCCGCAAAATAATCTAACTATATAGAAATGGCGGAAAAATCTTCTATCAAACAAAGAATAGCAGAACCGATGACGAACTTTGACTTGGAAAAGTATTTAGGGATTAATCCAAGTGATTTAATCAAGTATAGTGAGTTGAGTAATTACAAGTCTATTGAGGAATTGCTCCCAGAAAAGGATAGTTTCAAGGTTCTTTTAATTGAGGACAAATATAACAGCGGTCATTTCGTAGGACTATTTCGTTTTGATAAGACGATTGAGTATTTCAATTCATACGGAGAGAAATACGATACAGATTGGCGATTTATTCCCAAAATGGTTCGCAGAATACTCGGTCAAGCAACCAACGACCTTACACGCTTATTTAAGAAAGCAAAAGCAGATGGGTTTAATGTAGTATGGAACTCCAAGAAATTACAAGAGTTAAATGATAAGATACAGACTTGCGGTAGATATGTAGTAATGCGACGACACTTGGGACAAATGGGTTTCACCAAGTTAGAGGATTTTATCCAAAAATTAGATGACCTCCGTAATCACAACAAAAGCAAAAATGGGACACTACCCTCTTACGACTGGGTTGTTTCCAAATATATTGATTAGTGTAAGGTGTATGGTGTAGGGTGCTTTTCAATTCATTACAAGATAAAGTTCTTGTGATGAATATTTTATACGACTTGAATAAAAACATACCTTACACCCTACACCCTACACTCATTCACGCAGAATAAGACAGACCTGACCTTGTTTTAGATGCTCCTGCTTTTGATACAGAGAACCCCAAGTCAATCTTGTCCTCATCTTGGGTAATAATTTTGAAATCAGGATTGGGTCGGTGTTTCTGTTCCAGTATATCATTTACAGATGCCTCAATAGCATTACCAGCTATATCGTAGGCGACAACCATCTTTGCGTCAGGGCAGTTATTCTCTATAATGGAGAAATTAGCATTACGGAGTTCAGGTAAAGGGTCTGTATTCATTTTGATTTCCCTTTTAAGCGTGGGTTTTTCTAAACCATCTGGGATAGACTTTTCCATTATAGATTAATGTGAGAAAAAAATCTACATATACATCGGTAAAAATCGTGATGAATGAGGATAGTTATAAAAACCATCTGTGGGAATAAGACTGCCTCCCTTTATATCAGCATACACATCATCAGGGTCTTTCTCTGGATAAGCACCAGCATCGTATCCCATACCGAATAATGCTTGACCTGCTGGTGGAGGTGGTGGTGGTGGGTTGCCGAAAGGGTTAAGGGCAAAAGGACTTCCGTAATCAATTGGTCTTGCTTTCTTTGCTTTCTTTTCTTTCTCTCTTTTCTCTCGCTGTTCCCTATCCATCTCTTCTATACTCTGCTGACGAACATTACCATCTCTCGTATGTCCCATCATCGCTTCTATATCGTCTGTCCCTCTGCTTGGTTCTATACCTGAAAGATAAGACCCAACTATACGAGCGAGGTCTTGCGGAATGGGTAAGTTTCTACCACGAGCGAGGTCTTGATACAATCTAAAATCATTTTCTCCTTGCTGTCTTCTTCTCTTCATACCTCGTGTTTCTACTGCTCCACCTTTTTCCAATACATTCTTGTAAAAGTTCGCTCGTTGTAGCGTCTTCTTGGCGAAACCTGATGGATTGGATATGATATGGTCGGCAAACTCACCCAAGTCTTTTACACCCAATTTCTTTTTCTGGGCGTTGAATTGCTTGGTGAATGACCCCCATTTTAACTTGTCGTAGTCAATATCGTCGCTCATTATACTATATCCACCTATTTTTTTTTGGAACTTGGGTAGGTTTTTATCTCCTTTGATGACCTGTTTCAAGGCAATCTGTTCCCTTGCCTGTTTTGGGTCTATTTCACTCGCCGTTAGGGGTGTGTCTTTTGTTATTCTTTTGGTAGGACGATATACTGGGTAATCCTTTCCGCCAATATCGTCCCATTCCTCTTTGAACCAACGAGTTAATCCATCTTGTTTCTTACTCCCTAAATATTTTCCTCCTCGTTTCTTGTATTCTCTCACTATCCAACCACTCTTATACGCCGATGGTTTCTTGAATACCTCGTCTGCCTCTGCTTTGACTTTGGAATAGAGTTGTTTATTTTTCGGTTCGGTCATTTATTAATATAGGGGGAGATAATATAAGATGTTCGTCTAATTTATTTCGCATTACTACAATCATCAGGGGTTTAATGTATCCAATCTTATCAGGGTCATCATCAGTCCCATCATCGTTCAAGAAACGAAATCCTTTGAGCGGTTTTTTCAAGAAACGGATTTCCACATTTTCTCTCTTGTAAAAATAATCGTGAAAGTATTTTGTATGTGTTGATGCTGGTAATAGAAAGACAAATGTGCCGAATGTTCTCGCAGCTTTCTCTACAAACTTGCCTATTTTACTATCAAATAAAGGGTGAATATACGCTATTTCTCCACTCCAATCGTGGTCTAATGCCGAGTTCTCTGCGGTGTAGTATTTATCTACCAGATGGTTCGCATCACTCGCACAAGCGTCCAGAGTAAAGGGAAACTCCTCTTTGAGTTGCTCCCAGATGTTCGTTGGTGTTCTTAAATATTTCATACTTTTAGAACAAGAAAAGGAAAGACAATTCTTTTGGTTTTTTCTATTCATATATTATAATGGAAGAGATTATTTCCAGTATAATATGGATTTTTAAATTACTAATTGCCGAACTAATGTGGTATTGGTTTCGTATCTGTCTTTAATCGTGTTTAATGTAATGCTTGGAGGCAGTTTCTACACTTGTTCCCATCTCCTTTGCGTCCTCTTTTAATTCCTTTGCTTGTTCGCCGTATTTCTCGGTTAGGTATATGTTTCTCAACATACTTGACCCAACTTTCTTACCAAATATGCGGTTTAATGCTCTCGTCATTTCCGTAGAGGTAGTCATCGGTTTTCCATCGTAAGTCATTAGGAACGGAACTGGGTTTCCGCTCTTTATTCCCTTTGCGTCTGGGTGAAACTTTAAATACACTTTCAGTAATTCTTTCAGGTCGTCAGGTATGTCTAATACTTGGGTCTTGTAAGTCTTTTGTGTCTTGAAATTATTAAATATCCACTTCCAGCTCTTCATATCAAGGTAATTGTATTTCTTATCATCAGGAACACTCTTAACAACGACCATATCTGTATAGTCTTTGTTGCGTCTGGGACTTTGTAGGCAATATAATCCAAGAATAACTGCGTCTAAAAGTTCCTTGTATTCTCCCTCGCTAATCTTGCGTTTCCCCTTAATCTTGGGGACTATTTCCATCAGGTTCTCACACTTGCTACTGACGGCATCTTGGGACAACCAATTCTCCTCTTGTTTCTCACTCTTGCCGTTGTTGTTTTTGAGTGATTTATTAATCGCCACTAACATATCGTAATACTTGTTATACATACGCTTATACTTGGGTTCTGGTCTGTCTTTGAGAGAGGATACAATCGCAATAATGTAAGTCCGTTTTGTGTTGTCTTTCAATCCTTCCAACTTCTCCATTATTTCTGGTTTTGCTAAAAAGTTAAGATTTTTAATATCCTTGCCGTTATTCAACTTGGTTAAGTTGAAAGTGTAAAGTTTCCGTGATGATGCGGAAATGTCTGGTTTAAACTCAAAGGGGTCAAAAGAGGAACTCATCTATATTAATCCAGCAGATTATTTTTTAGGTTCAAACTCCCTAAATAAATCCGTTTTTGGATTATAGTGTTGGGCGAAAACACAATCCCAATTCTTATCGTAGTGGATATAGATTTTCTCCCCCTCATCATTTAGTTCAATTATAGAAATGAACTTACAACTCTTTTTATCGCACATTTTATACAATAGTGTTAGATTATTTTGTTTCCCTATTATATAATGAGCGGTTCGTTTTACATTCTCAACAACAAATACAACTCCCTCCTTGCCCTTATAGCAAGTGGGGGAGGCGGTGGTGGTGGCGTGAATAACCCTATGACGAGCGACCTAAATGCTGGTGGTTTTGATATTTTTAACGCTACGGACATTAATGCTATTGATTTAAATGCCTCTGCTGACGCTACTGCGAACAGAGTAATAGGAACATCTCTGGTTCAAGGAGCAGAGATAAATGCGACTGATATTCTTTCAGCAGACAACTTTAACAAAACCTCTGCCCCCTCGTATGCTAATTTAGGAGCAATTGCCCCTCCTAACCAATATGAGGTCGCTACTATTGACGCAGCTACGGCAGAGGGCACTATATTAGGTGTGCTTCGTGGTATTGATGTAGGGTTTAAACAAACTATCTTCTTTCAAGTCATCTCCTACGGAACGAAATCCGTTATTCGCATCTTGAATAATGTAGCGGAAAGTGATACACCTATTTTTAGTGAAATATCATACGGACAAGATGCGACGAACCCAGCAAAGAACTCCATCTTATTTACTTGTTCTGCGGTTTCTGCTACTTGCGAATGTGCTTTTTACCAAAATGGAGGAGATAAAGGAACAATTGGAGCGTATGGTGCGTCTTTTGTTCCTGCTACTTTTGGTGTGGTTGCCTCTCACGCAGTCGTCTATGCTACTACTCCTATTGTAGGCAACACCTCTGGAACATCTGGTAATTTTAGGGTGAATAGCAATCTATATGCGGACGACACAGACACTAAAACCCTTCAAACAAATAACCTCGCAACTTATACTAACCCTGAAATTGCCGTTAATTCCAACTTGAACTTACAATCTCTTTCCTCTGTTAAATCAGCAGCATCAGTTCAAACAGACCAACTCACCGCTACAACTGGCGGAGGTGATATTAGGGTCTTGTCTAATACGGACTTTGGTAATAATTTATTACTCAACTCTCTTGACGATTTCATCAATATTGATGAGAATATTGACCTACAAGCAGGGCACGGCATCGTCAATCTTACTGCCCTGACTGGAACGAATGGTGGAGCAGACGCTATTGTGATGAATAGTGATGTAAATATGTCTAACAACGCAATTTCAAATGTAGATAATATCAAGACGGACAATATTTTTGAGAATACTTTGAATAATGGTATTACTATCCACAACGAAACCAGTATGAGTAATCAAAAAATCATCAATCTTGCTGTGCCTACTGCGAACAGCGACGCAGCGACTAAACAATATGTAGATACAACCGCAGGTTCAAGTGGAGTTCAAAACCCTATGACGAGCGACCTTGATGGTGGTCTTTTCAACATCACCAATACGCAGAATATCACAGGTCAAACTCTCCAAAATACAGATGGCGGTAATATGTTCTCAAAGGGCACATTCCAACACGGCGGTCTTGCTATTGGCGATTTCGGTGTGGGTGGTGATACAATTACCTTTGCTCCATCTACCTCTTTTAAAGTAAAGAACTTTGGACTTTCTACTACTTACTTTGACTACGACCAAGCAACGCAAACTCTTACGACTGAAAATGGAGCAAGACAAGAACTCGCAACAGGGTCAGTAATGGAGGTGAAAGTAGGAGCATCTATTTCTGTTGCTACTGGTGGTGTCGTTGATGCCTCTGTTGGTGGTAGTGTGCTTATCAATCAAACCGCAGCTCCACCTCTCGCAGGATTGGGTGAAATATCTCTCTTGGATATTCAAGGGATAGGACGAGATGGTCTTTTACAGGCAAATACTCTTGTCGGTGGTGCTGTTATTCCAAGTGCTTTTGGTTGTTCTGTAATGATAAATAAAAGACTTGACGCAACAATCTTGCCCTTTAATTCTGGAACATCGTGGGATAATAGTAATGATGGAACGCTCATTCTTTTTGAGGATAGTAATAGTTTAATTTACAAGGAGGGACTTCCTGCTGGTGTAGATAATAACGACAACAACCCTATTGTCTTTGATGGTTGGATTGTAGGAATTGGTGCGAATAATAGTTCTAATCTTGGCGGTTGGACTTGCTCTGGTGGTGCGACAATTGAGGTGGTTTCTGTGTCGCAAGGTTCTTTCCCCATACCAGTTATTTTAGGTTCAGCAGGAGCAGCAGGTCAAGGGTTCAGTAGTGAAAATATAATCATTCCCCAAGCAGGTTGGATAAGAGCAGACCAACCTCAATTGGGAGGTCAGGAACTCGCAATACGATTGAATATTCCACCAGGCGATACAATTGATATTCAAAATATTAAAAACGCAGCTGTGAATATGAATGTAGTCGTCTTACAACAAATCCCTATTGTTTAAATGAGTGTATGGTGTATGGTGTAGGGTCGGTTTCAATTCCATATAAGAGAAATGGGTTGGTGGTGGTTGAGATGAACTAAATGAATAAAATCATACCCTACACCTTACACCCTACACTATTCACATTATCTCATCGTATAATAATATCTCGTTATTATATGATGAACGGAGAGGACGATAGATGGAGTATGGAGGTGGAGGAACTCCTTGAAAAACTCCGTATAAATTGTGTTAATTTAAGCGAATACCACAGAAAAAGATACTATCATTTCAAAGGATATGGTAAGTATTTTAGACTGCCCTTGATTGTGTTGGCGAGTATCAACAGCACAGCATCGGTAGGATTACAACCGCTCGTAGAGCAACCTATCATCAGCGGTATAACTTGTATTATTGGAATGTTGATGGGAATTATCTCTGCTTACGAGTTGTATTTAGGCATTCAAGCAAATATGGAACTTGAACTGAAACAGAGTAAGGATTTCTACACCTTATCAATAGACCTATTTAAGACCCTTTCCTTACGAAGAGAGAACAGAGGAGAAGGCGGTAAGGATTACCTACAAAAGAAATACTCGCAATATATCAAATTAGTAGAGGCAAGTAATCTACTCAAACGACAACTCAAAATAGATACACTCACCACTATTCCAGAGGGATTTACAGATATAACACCAGCCAGTAGCGAACTCAATCTGGACGAACCGATGCCGAGAGTATATCATCAACCCAGACCCTCGTTGGAGGGAACAACGCTCTCTCTCATTCAACCAAAAGAATTAGACGACGAAATCCCAGAGGAAAATGGTGAAAAGTTGTTATAAATAGTTATTTCCATCACATCATTCCGTAAAAAATTGATTATAAAGATTGATAAACTTATATATGTAATCAACTTAAAAGAATAAGACATATATAAGTATAAGCGATGGCGAAAATGATGTTAAGAGAGCATATTAAGGAACTAAACGAGGACGAGCAGTATCAAGAGTGGAGTGATTATTGTGCTCGTGTAGATGATTGGAGTAAGTCTGGCGACGAGGAGAACGGAAAGTGCTGTATCTGTAAGGAGTTCCTCTCCAACAAGTTCGGCAACAATCCTCAACCTGTCCGCAAACGAGGAAAATGTTGTGATAAGTGTAATTACGACAAGGTTCTCCCAGAAAGAATGGGAGGATTGATTAATTTCGGCAGTTGGGAGGAGCATCTCCTATCTCAAAAGGTAATGGCGTTCGCCAACTTTCCTGCGTTGAGAGAGTGTATCCACGAGGACAAAGACCTACGCCCAGAGGCACAGACCATTTTGGACGAGTTTTACAGAGTGATAATGGATAGAGGAATGTTTCCTATCCTTACCTTTACAGAGGAAAAGACGAGTATTTCGTTCATCAACATTTACGAGGCGTGGAAAGCAGGACAATTCCCCCACCACGATTGTAAGGTGGAGATTAGATAGGATTTTAAGATTGTAATTTAATTAAAAAAAGAATATTAAAAAAAGAAAGGGCAACCTTTTTTTTACAAATCAAACAGGCGTTCAATTAACGACGCAGGAATAACAGACCGCCTTTCAGGTCTATCCGCAGCTCCGCTGTGAAAATTAATATAATACTTCTTCCTGCCTTTGTAGGAATAAGTGTGCTTAATCCATCTCCAATCTACTCCCTCTATCATCTCACGGCATTTCTCATCTCCCCACAAGGGCATATTACTCCAAATATGCGTAGGTTTTGGCGTATGATAATCGTAATTGGCGTAATAGACTAATCCCCTGAATGCTCCCATTTCCTCTATAAACTCGCAGAGAGGAGGATAATATTGTAGCAAACCACGAGGATTTTCTATAAACCACTTGGGAGGTTGGAAATACTTTAATATCTCTATTGTTCGCATTATCATCGCACCGCCCAGAGTTGCCTCCTCTTGGTTTTCGTCCTCGTGTCCCCATATTTCATCTTTGGTTCGGTATTTTCCTGCCGTAGCAAAAGACCAAGTTCGGCAATCTGGACTGCCCCAAATCACATCAAAATAATCAGGGGGAAATTGCGTATAATCCCACTCCATTATATCCTCCGTAATTGTAGCATTAAACTTGGGATTGAAATCCAAACTAACCACCTCGTATCCTCTCTGTTCGGCAACCTTGCCTACACTTTTCGTTCCACAAAAGAGTTCTAATAATCTCGGCATATAGTATTACCGCAGGTTTTATTTCTACTAAATTAGATTAATTCCATCACATCATTAAACGAAAAATTGAAAACAAAATATACTTTACTTATATAAGCATTTAAAGAGAATTAGTTTATATAAGTATATACGATGAGTGAAATCGCAACCAACACCGAGCACCAAGAACCAATCCAAGAGAAGACGCTGAATGCTGTGAAAGCAAACGCCTCTAATCTACGATGGGAACGAGAACATTACCGACAAAAACAAGACAAGTTGTTCGCCATCATCATTCGCACGGCAGGTGAAGATGGAATTAGAGAAGCGTATAAGGAGGTGTCGGCAGATGTCGTCTTTCCTTACTACGCACTCAAAGGCGTATGGACTACCAAGAAAGGCAAAACCAGCTCTGCTTGGTTGTCTGCGTATGGTAAGTATGCTGGAAAAGTGTATGACGATGATAGGAAACCTCCCATCTTGAAAGGGTATAAAAGATATGGTGATTTCAAACCTGATGACCTCTTGTGGGACACAGAAAACAAAAAGTTCAAAATCATCAATCACACCACAGAAAACATCTCCTATCAAGGGGAGGATATTGAGGTAGAATTAGCATATTAGATTATTTCCCTCCAATTTTCCAAAGCGTATGTGAGCGTGTTCTAAAATTACCAATACTACAACAAAAATAATAAAAATCAGTAGAAAAAGTCCAACTAACGGACTTTTTTTTTGGGCGTGTGCCTAACCATTCATCTCGTAATATATATGGTTCTAACATATATTACGATGATATTTTTTCTCTAACCAACATTATTCCAAATACTCGTAAGCATTTTTTCAATTCACTCAAACTATAACGGCGGAAATCAGGCGGAGTTTCCCTACCTATTTTTTGATAATAAGCATCTAAAAATGGGTATATATCCTCTTTCTTTAATTTAGACATCAACTCTTTATCCATATAGTTAGATTAGATTATTTCGCCTTTTGGTTAAACGCTTTTTGTAAATCTGTGAGGTTCTCAAATAAATCCGTTGAATTACCCCAGAGGAGAGAAGCAGAGAAAAGAGAGGCAGAAGGTATTAGATTATTTATTAAGCGGTTTTCGGTCTTATTTCCTAAATGTCTTGCTAAATAATTCTCCCTTTTTTTCTTATCTTGATGGTCTATATATGTTTCACCAGTATCCAATCCAAAATGGTATGTTTTTTTCTTACCACTTTCCTCTATAACTATTTTGAACCTCTTGTGAGGTCGTTTAGAACAAACTAACTCCAATATTTCAATCGGCATTCTTATTATAATATAGGATTATATTATAGTATGAAAAAAAAAACGCTGGAAATGATTAACGACGAAACTGCCGATTTAATAGATGTTTTTTCCCTCAAAGGTAAAGTTCGTCTTATCGGCAGTCAATCATTACGAGCAATCCAGTATGGTAGTGATTACGATATACAGACTGACTTGAAAAACACCACAGCAGAACAAGTCGCAAAACGCCTCCAAAAAGCATACGAGGAGGCAAAAAAGAACCCTGACTACTGGATTACCGATTTTAAAGCAGGGTGGGACGACCGCTTGATATATCGTGGCGATTATTCCAAAGATAGTATTGATGAATACTTGGAAAAGCACAAAGACCTCATTCCCAAGAGCAGAGCAAACAAGATAAGAAAGGCAACAGGCGAGGAGGAAATCAAACTGGTAAGGGACTTGTTTATTTTGCGATGGAAACCTGCCGACATCAAGCGAGGTTGGGTCAAAATGATTGACGGAAAAAAGAAATGGTTGAAAGATGCGGTGCTTGATAAAACCACCCTGAAAATAGACCTTTTGGGAAAAGTAGGCAACCAATTCGTAGAGGTGAGTGAGAATTATTCGCTTACCACCAGAGATGGTAAGAACAACAAGGTCAAACAATCCTCACAGGAAATAGAGGAGGATTTTGAGGACGAGATTACCTATTACGCAAGGAAAGATAGTTTCAAGGCACTCAAACGCCTATTCTCACTCTTACAGCACGACGGCAAGGAAAAGCACAAAAAGGCATTAGACCAGCTTGTAGATTTCTTTAATTCCCAAGTAGGATATTTAAACAAAATCAGGAACGAACTGAAAATCTTGGAGCAAATCCTAACACAGGATTTTAGGAAAGTTGAGTGGGAAGATGTGGAAGAAAATCTACAATTTATTAAAGAGCAAATCAGTAATATCTACCAAATACCACTTAATTCTTCTGTGTTTAGCGATATAGACGATATGACCGAAAAAGACGCATTAGTGCGTGTTGCCGACCTAATTGACTATTTCACAAAAGTCATCAACGAGCATTCCAAATCCTTTTTGGAGAAGATGCTTTGATTATAATATCTCGGTAATGTATAATAATGAACTTTGAAGACAAAGGCAGATTTCTCGCATTTTTGAAAGATGACGACATCAAAGACCGAAAGAAATGGCGTAAGTTATACTTGACCTCCAACCCAAGTGAGGTAATGGGAGGAGCGTTCCGTGATGTGAAACTGAAAGACAAACCAAAACTCCATTTCCAACCTGCTCCTGATAAGGATATTGAGCGTTCAATTACTTATATAACTGGGGCAAGTGGGTCAGGCAAATCATATTGGACGAGAATGTATGTGGAGGAATACAAGAAAATATATCCCAAGCGAGAGGTATATCTCATCTCCTCCATTAGTGATGATAGTTCTATTGATAAAATAAAAGGACTACATCGTATCAAGATGGATAAGTTGCTTACAGAGGACATTTCGGCAAAAGATTTTCAAAATGCTTGTGTGATTTTTGACGATACTGACTGCTTGACGGATAAGAGATTGAGGTTAAAAGTTCAAGAGATACTGAACTCCGTCTTGGAAACTGGTCGCCATTTTAATTGCGAGGTTATTTATACCAGTCATCTTGCGACAGACGGACACCAGACCAAGCGTATTTTGAATGAATGTAAATCAGTCGTGATTTTCCCTTCTGGTCTTGGAGGGCGTAGCATTAAATATCTCCTTGATAATTACTTTGGATTGGATAGGGAGCAGATTAAAAGAATTAAAAAATTAAATAGTAGATGGGTTCAAATAAATAAAGGTTTTCCTATGAGTGTAGTGAGCGACCGAGAGGCGTATGTGTTGAACGACCCAGACGAGGACAGCGTTTAATTCCATCACATCATTTAAAAAAAAGTTGAAGTGTTTTTAGTTTATATATATATAAGTATAAACTAAAATGAATATGGATTTAATGATGACTGAAATGATGTTGAGAGAATATCAATATGTAGTAGTAGAGGGCGACCCTGAATACGACCCAGTAAATCAGGAAAATAACTATTACTGGGATTGTATTGAGTGTAAGATAGACAAGAATTATTCTCACTACACAGGAACGAGTTGTGAGGTATGTAATGAATGCTACAAAAGAGAACAGGACGAGAGAAACAAGGGCAAGAGAGATGAAATCAAAAAACAACTAAAAAGATTGCCGAAAAGGAATGGGAGTTTCCATATTATCAGGATTAGGTATGAGAAAGATGGAGCAGAGAGAAATGAGAAATATCTTTACAAATATACTAACGGCAGATGGAGGCAAGTATGTTGGGGATAGATACTACTTATAGAAATATGGTGGGAGTGTAGGGTGGAGTGTATGGTGTATGGTGTAGGGTGCGTTTCAACTCAATATAGAAAAAATGCCTTTGCTTTGCTGTTTTCATTTCCATCAATATACAATATACCCTACACACCCTACACACCCTACACTAATCATACATCGTCTTAATAAAAAATAGAGGATAATAGATATTCGCACCTATTATCATCTCAAATATTATCATTATTTTTTAGTTTTAAATTATCGTCTGTGTAAGGTAAGAGTGTAAGGTTCAATTCTCCCCAACTACCCTACACTTTTTCTGCCTTTTTCTTGATTACAAGTTTCTTTTTCTTTTTTGGTTCAGGAACACTCTCTACAACATTCAAGGCAACATTCTCGGCAATCTCGTCCTCATTCTCGTCCTCATCTACATCAGGCATTCCAATCCCAATCTCCACCTCCTCATCACTCAACATCTCACCATTATCATCAAACTTGGGTTGCGGATACTGGGTGCTTGGGTTCGCCACCTGCTCCAAATCAATCATACAACCAATATTGTAATGTTTTCGCAGATTTTCAAGATGGAACTTGGTTCTTGAACCCTTGTTGGAGCGTTGCCCTTTGGTGATACACCCTTTCGGTAAGTTGAGAGCACAGGTCAATTTCTTAATCAAATCACCAGTCCCATTCA